TGATGAACGGGGTGGCTTCAGTGCAGTTTATCTTCCATTTCATGGCCCGAGTAGAGGCTGACCCTGGTGTCAGCTTTGCATCTGCCGGAGCAGACCTCGGCTTCGTGACGAAGCAGGAGGACCACCAGGATATTTGTCAATGTATCTTCCTCAAGGGCGCGTTTCTACCTAAGCCAAGTGGCTATGGTTTCGCGAACCTCCCATCCTTGGTGCTCAAGATGGGGAAACACCTCACCCCCCCCACCGTCAGTCAAAAGACTAAGGATGAGGGCCAAGCCCTGGCTATGATTGCCGGAGCTATGGGCTCCTCTCTTCCGCAGTTGGACCGCGACGCGCCTGTGATAGGCGCGTTTCTCGCGGCTCTGCGTCGGTGTGGAACTAAGGGGGGCTCAGCGGAGGAGCGGCCGTATAAGACGTACGGCGGTTCCATACCCCGCGCCACCATGATTGAGTTCATGGAAGGGCGTTATGGAGTCACTGAGGATGAGGTTGAGGAGTTGGAGAGGATGCTGGACAACGTCCAAAGCATTCCCTGCTACATTCAGCACCCGGTAGTAGCGCGCATGACGCTGCGTGACTACTATTAGTGGCTTCACAATGGCAGTGACAGCCTCTCAGCTCTGAATCAGAGCTGAAGCTGGGGGACTCAGATCGATCCCCCCATCACAGATTGGATGGTGTGCAAAATACACACAGTGCCCATTGCCGGCACAACTCTCCGCAATTCCGGAGCAACCTCGCTACCCGCCCAACGGGCTAGGCCGCATCGAACACGACATCTGGGAGTACCCCGACGTCAAGCAAGATCGTGCCTATCTCAGGGACGACGCCAAAATCATCGAGGACATAGAGGATTACGTCTCTCCGTTCCCCCGGAGCTACAAGAAGCAAGGCCCACCCACGCCGCAAACCAAACCCACCCGACCCGCTCAAAGGGTCTCCGACGGCATAATGACTGGGCCCAAGCAGAAGAAGAAAGCCCCTCCGCCCCCCAAGAATGTCAGGCCCAAGCGCGCTAACGCAAAACAATTTGCGGGCCCTCGCGCTGCAATCAGTAACATCACCGGAGTGGTCACCGGACGACCTCAAGTTGTTGGTTCCAAATACTCCGGTGACGGATCAGTCACCGTTACTTACCGTGAGTATCTCCAGGACGTCGTCGGAAGCGATGCCTTCGCAGCCACAGCAGTCCCCCTCAACCCAGGGCTGTCTAATTACAC